CATCTTTCAGCACACGTCTTATCTCGGCTTCACCGGTCAGCCCGTTGGCCTGACAGATGGCATACACGTCATTGCGGCTGGTGGCGTTCAGGTCGAAGAACTTGCGTCCGATGCGGCTGTTAATTTCCTTGTAGCCTTTCTTGTTGTATCTCAGCCCGTTGTCCACACGCCGCTTGATATAGTCGGTACTCATGAACACGATACCCGCGCGTCCTTCCAGGCGGTTGTAGATGCTGATGAAGTAATTCAATACACAGTCCGTCAGCTTGTCCCCCTCATCGAAGATGAGCAACGGGTTCTGGAGAAAACCGATCATACCGAGTGCATAGTCCAGCATGTCACGCAGGTTGCTGGTGCTGTCGGTAGGCGCGCCCACCTGCTTGGCTATCTCGCGCACAAAATCGCTGCGTTTCATATCTTCCGAGCAAAGGATATAGAACACGTTGCGGTGTGTGCGACGGAACTCTATGGCGGCAGTGGTCTTGCCGCATCCGGCATCGCCCACCATCCAGGTGACATTCTTGTACATCTGGGCGTCGGCCAGCACGTAGGTGGCGAGACGGAAGTTCTCACTCTCGCAGATGGTCCAATGCTCGAAGCTGAAACCTATCTGCGCCGCTATGCGGCTGAACATGTCGTCGGAGATGCTTTCGTACTTGGTGTTCAGAATCTGGCTCACCACAGCCGCACTGACACCCTGCAGGCTCTCGCTGGCGCGGTTGCGGCTGGGAAAGTTCTCACAGTAGGCCATCAGTGCGTCGCGGATGGCATCCTTGTCTTGTTTGGTTAGTCCTTTCATTCTTGAATGGTATTTAATTGGTTATTGATTGCCGTTTAAAATCTGTCCAGTGCCAGCTCGTCCAACGTCATGTTGGAGAGTGCCTTGGTATATTCCCCCATAGTGGAGTAATCGGTTTCCGTGTCCGCTTCGGCCTCCTCCCGCTTCTGTTTTTCCGGCAGGGAAAGAGGAATATGGAGCTCGCCACGGTCATGCCTTTCACGGTATCCGTCCATCTTATTCTTGCTGAGGTTCTTAGGTTTGGGAGTGGAAAGACCGAAGAGCTCGGCTGCGATACGTTCGTCAAGGTCGAAACGCTCGCCTTCCAGCTGGATGGCGGCCATGGTCTCCTTGTTCCGGTCGATGGTTTTCCGCATGAAGCTGCTCTCTTCCGGTGTGCGCTCCTGCGTGGCGCGGCTGACAGTGACCTTAGGAGTGGCGGTGGCACTGTACTTGGCACCGGTGGCGGTATTCCGCCACAGCTCCACGCGGGTCATGTCCATAGGATCATACATCACGGTGAACTCGCGTCCGGTATTGCGAAGCGCCCATGCCTCGTCACGCAGGCCGTCGGCGGCATATACGTCATAGTGGTATTTCCGTTTGTCTATTTCAAACTGAAGTCCGTAGTTGGTATAGGTCACGGCTTTGGGATGGCACAGCCAGAACATACGCATCATGTCAACCTCCGTAACGGGTTGGGCCTCGGGATTCCCGCTCATGCGGTACATCTCCATGTGTGGAATACCGGTGGCGAAGTGCTTTTCCTCATTGTTCCATCTGTCACGGCATTCCTTATAGATTGTTTTCAGTTCCTCGAGCGTGGGAAGTGCGTAGGCGTTCTCCTCTATGAATTCCAGGTTGGGCTTGCTGTTCAGTTTCTTGGCGTTCACGTTCTGTCCCGTGAAATGCCAGATGGCATGAAGGACTTGTGCCTGGAAACGGTAGAAGGCATTCTCTATGGTCTTGGACTGTCCGTTATAGGGCATCGTGGGACGGTGGAGTACCGTAAGGCGTTGGAAGAATCCCGCGGCGTCGCCTTTCTTGTGTCCTCCCTGGTTGTCGGTCACTATCTCGTAGGGACGGCTGCCGGAAACTTCCACGGCCATGCGGTAGGCACGATACTGGCAGTCGAAATTCTCGTTCGGGGCGATGTCATATCCAAGCAGGGTCTCGCTATAGGCATCCATCACTTCATATACGCCGGTGGTGCACATCTTGCCCTGTTCATTCCTGTAGTAGAGGTTCAACTTGGTACCGTCGCCATACCACAAGGCATCGCGCATCTGCGGGAGGCTGGTCTTCATCAGACTGGTGTACTTGGCTTTCCATTTCTGCATGCCATGTACCGCCGCATACCACATAGGCATCACGGCAGGGTCGTTGAGATAGTTCTTCACGGTGGTGGGCGACTTGATGATGTTCAGGCCGCGCTCCACCGCCTGGCGGTTGTATTCGTCGAAAATCTGCGCCTCCGTATAGCGGGGAACGATGCTGCGGCGGAGCTTCAGCAACAGCCGCGCCACTTCGGGAACCACCACGCGTGCCGCCTGGTTGCCCGTGTTCTTGTTGACAAGGGCGGCGTAGCCGATCTTTTTATAAGCGTTGAATTTTTCGCGGAGACGGGTCTTGGGCAGTGTGTGTCCATAGTGTTCACGAAGCTTCTCACATGTACCTTGCACCGTTTCCCACACGATGGACTTGCGGCTGTAACCGCACTTGCTATGCAAGGCTCCGGTCTCTTTCTCCACACGGACCAGCTCGTTCATCACCTCGGCATTCAGCACATATTCGGCCTGGCGTTCCAGAGAAATGGCGGGTTGGTAGGTCCTATAGAATTCCACGGCCTTGCTGTCACTGCGGATAATATTACTCATTAATTGTTCTTTCATTTCTTCCAAAGCATTGGGATAAAGTCTGTCATAATCCCGGCGAAGGGGAACTGGAAGGCTGAGATAGTCATAAAGAGCCTTTCTCCCATTCCCCCCAAGCTGAACTTGCATAATCAGCTTGGCACTGACCTTCTTCTTTAGGTTAGATTCGCTGATAATACCACCTCCGACAAGCTCTGCATGGGTGACACACCTTATTTTACCGTACATTTCCATAATCAGAAACTTTATACTTTTCAACATTGTGCAAGCCCCGGCATCGAACCGGGGAGCCGGCCACTTCCGCATGGCAAGGGAAATTCCGGACTTGCCGAACAAGCTGTTCCTAAGCTGTTTCGATATCCGTCTTATCCGGCATACAAAGCGATATCGCCACGATGACCGATAATACGATGATTACAAACGCATTGCGGCTGTCCGCATCCGTTGCGTCAACATTGGTTCCCAGCCACATGCCATAGGTTATGCCCATGGCTACGGCAATCTTCTGAATTGTTCTCCAGGTTTTCATGTCTTGTAAAGGTTAAGAGTTTTGTTCTATGAATTCATCAATTTCGTAATATACCGTGAGTCCCTCCGGCAGCATGACCGGTTCCACCGGGTCATCCACATCGGAATATTCCACGTCGAAACATACACGGCCGTCCTCGGCAAATACGATGGCGTTATGCTTCGCCATCAGATCCCGCAGCTCAAGCAGGAAAGCCGCTTCTTTATCTGTCAATTTTCTATTCATATCTTTTTTCTTTGATTTCAATTGAAAAATCTATCCCTATTCATCCCGAACCGGGATAGTTTCGCTACATTTGTAGCTGTCTAACTAATACTAACTCTTAATTCAACCATTATGAGTCTAAAAAAGAATCAATGGCGGGTAAATTGCGGCATCGTCTATAAAGATGCCGGGGAAATACCTTTTTGCCGAATCTTTGTCCACGAGTTGCTGACCTCCATCGCCATCACGCTGAAACTGGAATATGCCATCGTTGAGGATTTTTCCGGATTCCCCGTTCCTGAAGAAGAACACTCCGAAACGAAATCTGAATTCTGTATGGACATTTTCTGCTTCCGTGCTTTTGAACGGACAGAAATACCGATAAAGGATTTCCGGTTGCTCATCGACAAGCTGTTCTCACATTCATCCGTAGCTTTAGGCAACAGTTTCAGCGTAGCCCGCATCTTGCAAAAACATCTGAAGGAAGTTCCTTTCCCCGAAGAGTTTTGCCGTCCTCTTTCTTATCCGTATGTGGAACGCCACAATAGGAAAAGTAAAACTCTCTGTGTGACAGGGGCAAGCTATCAAGGGGTATCAGATGACTTGCGGCAAAAGAATGCGAACTGAAATGGTTTGCATTCTGCTGTTGTTTTTTCTCTTGCATATCCATACCATTATAAAGTTACCGTATCATTAGCTATCACTGCTTTCACATTCCCATGAGAGTCCAACACCTTCACCGTACGCTTGGCAGAGTCCGTCACATCAATAATCTCCACCAACTTACCACCATTGATTAGGGCAGCTTCCCTAATTTTTGCGGCTTGTACACTGTTACGTTTGAAGTCAAGCGCATAACACACACTGCGGTGTGTTACATTGAACATCCGGGCAAGTTTCTCTTTGCCTGAAGCACTCAGTTCAATCTTCTTTCTGATTTTGTTCTCCATATCTAAATTCTGATTAAAATAATTCTTATCTTTGGGGCTGTTCTGCTTGAACACGGTGCAAAGCTATCGACTATTTTCGATTTGCGCAAATTATTAACCGATTATTTTCTACAAAATGAAGGCAATTGATAGATTTTATGAGTATTTAGCCGAAAAAAGTCTAAAACCAACAGCTATAGAGAAGGAAATTGGCCTATCCAATGGCTATCTCAGTGCACAAAAAAAGCGAAATGCAGACATGGGCGAAGGTATGATCCTTAAAATTATCGACTATTTTCGAGATATAAATCCCCTATGGCTTCTCACTGGTGAGGGGAGCATGTTGCGTAATGGAACTATGCCTACTACTGTTAATGCCCCAAGCTCTAAGTCTATTAATTCATTCAATAATGATGATTTTGTTTCAATCCCACTGGTGGACATCTCTGTTGCAGCAGGCTGCTGTGGCTACGATAACCCCGATTATTTGGAAGTAGTAGATACCATAAAAATGCCTTCATCCATGGTGCGTAATAGTGAGAAATACTTCTGCGTCCGCATCAAAGGAGAAAGTATGTCACCTACATTATTGGATAGCTCCTACGTTATCGTGAGGTTACTCGACCGTTCTGAATGGCAGGACATGCCCGACCAACACATCTACGTCATTAGTGACACTGATGGGCGTTCATATATCAAACGCATCAAGAACCGATTTCGTCAACATGGGTTCCTTGTTTGCATGTCAGATAATGTAGATAAAATCAATTACCCCAATTTTAATTTGGAAGCTCAGGAGATAAACACCATACTCCATGCGGAATGGTACTTCAGTGCTAAAATGCCGAATCTGAATGAAACATATTATGATAAGGTTAATCAGCTGGAAGATGATATGGATGTAATCAAAAGCCAAATGCAACAATTATTGCGTGCTATCAATGTAAAGTAAGGTAGCATCCGCAAGTTCTTTTAAATAACGATAAAATGAATAGAGCAATGAACGAGAAAGAAAAACTATTATACGAGTTTATGGATGTCGCGTTCACGGATGAGTCCCACAGAAAAGCAAGAAGAAAAAACGCTGAGTTCTGGAGACATATAAATGCTTTGAGGGAACAGAGTTCAGACAAAATAGAAGTAATACAAGGTATTGTCAAAGACCCCTTCGTAGGAAAGTATTGCACTAATGCGGAAATTCAATGTGACTCATTAGATACGAAAAAGGCCGCAGAGGCGATACTGACCACTTATTACTATCGAGTTCCTCTGGACGTAGAGCCTTCAATCGGTGAAACATGTGACCTATATACTCGTTTACCCGAGCGTTAAATGGTTGTGTAAATTAAACTGTGTCATGCTCTATTCTCATTCAATCTCATCGGTCGGGGAACGGCCAGCGCCAAGGGGCGGGACCACCCGTCCCGACGAGTGTAAAATTACAACAATTTAAACCTGTCTCCAAATTTTATCGCCAGTTGTTGTGCAATGGCTCCCCAGTTAGCCAGTGGCATGGTCCATTTCTTGCGTATATTGCGGTAAGCGAGGTAAACCAGTTTCTCAAGGGCGGTGTCGTTAGGGAACACGCCCTTGTTTTTTGTCACTTTCCGTATCTGGCGATGATAGCCCTCAACTGTATTTGTGGTATAAATCATACGGCGTATATCCGATGTGAACTGGAAGTATTCAGTAAGTTTTTCCCAGTTGTCCTGCCATGACTTGATGACAATAGGATATTTTTCTCCCCATTTCTCATTCAGATTAAAAAGTTCCGTTTCAGCTGCTTCTTTACTTACCGCACCATAAACCCGTTTCAAGTCTTTGAGGAATTCCTTCTGATGCTTGCTACCGACATATTTAATGGAGTTACGTATCTGGTGGACGATGCAAAGTTGTACTGTTGTGTTCGGGAAAACACTTTGGATGGCATCCGGAAAGCCTTTCAGACCATCAACGCAAGCAATAAGGATATCATGAACTCCACGGTTCTGCAAGTCCGTCAGTACGTTTAACCAGAAATTGGCTCCCTCGTTTTTAGAGATATACATGCCAAGCAAATCCTTGTGCCCTTCCTTGTCGACACCTAAGACGTTATAGATTGCGCGGGTAACGGCACACCCTCTCTCGTCAGTGACTTTGTAATGGATTGCGTCCATCCAGACTATCGGATAGACAGCATCAAGGGTACGGGAACGCCAGGCCTTTATTTCCGGGAGAACACGGTCGGTTATGGAACTGATCGTTTCGGCAGAGACACGGTTGCCGAGATTTTCCTCCATCCAGTCACTGATCTCGCGTGTGCTGTTACCAAGGGCATAAAGTCCGATGATACGGTCCGCCACGCCCTCCGCCAGGATGGTCTCACGTTTCTTTATAAACTGAGGCTCAAAACTTGAATTACGGTCACGAGGGGTAGACACTGTGACTTCACCCAATGGAGTCTGGACTTGCTTCTGCATTTTACCATTACGACGATTGCCCAACTGACGTTCTTCATCGGTAAGATGCGCATCCATTTCACCTTCCAAGGCTGCATTCAAGATACTTTCCAATAAGGGGGCAAAAGCACCATCCTTACCTAACAAAGGCTTACCGGCTTTCAGCTGCTCTATTGCCTTGTTCTTGATACTTTCAAAATCAAATTCTTCTTTCATAAAAAAACTGTGTTAGCAAAATTAATATTTTATTCCTTGCTGACACAGTTTAAATTACATCTTCCGTTAAATAGGAATTCTTGTAATTCCAATTCAACATTTATAATATCATCACTTGTTATATTGTCAACCTGCAAAGGCGTAGTAACTGCATTAAGGCTTTTCCCTATAATGCTATTATCATTTTCATCAATAATGTCAAATGCAACTACTATTCTCTTTGCCATAATTATTGCCATAATGCTCCCGGCACAATCACCGGGAGCGTTTCCATCAAACAACTAATTAATTACCTTAATCTCCGCACGCTTTATCCCTCAGTCGGAGCCCTGAATGCCGGGAGCGTTCT